CCTGTCGTAGTAAAGCCCGTTGAATGTAGAGACCTTGAAGTGATAGGGAACGGCTACCCACTGTGAGTCTTTTATAATAAATTCTTTTTCTGTGCATTGGCATAGTAGTAATAAGATTGTTAAAAGTAAACACATTAATACCCCGTCTGTGGATTACCCATTATCGCCTCGGCTCTCTTTATATCCCTCTGTATATTAGTATAAGTATTTTTGCTCACTTTTGCAACATCTTTTTCAACTAATATTCCACGTATCAACATTAAGACATATCTGGTTGAATCACAAGGATGATCATTGTCACTCTTCATAAGGTCAAGCGGGTTGTTCTCGTCGGCTTCCCCTTGTTCCATTGCAGCTACCCAATTGACATTGAACTGAGGCCAGTATTTCATCTTTGGTAATTTAGTTACAACGTCCTTCCCCAGGTAATCAATAACACATTGCCAGCCCATTATTCTTTTTTTGTTTGCCCTTACCCACGACTCAGGGTTTTTACCACCGGCCCGCCACCTCTCTTTAAAGTAATCAATAGGGGCCCACTCATTGGCTTCATTTTTCCCCTTAATATCCATTTCATAATCATACGCTATTTTATATGGGAACACACCGGAAGTCTGGTGAAATCCCTCTATTGTTTCGTACAGATCGTCAGCCTGCTCCTGTGCTGTCATATTGGGTTGATACCAGTGCAATAGAAAATGAGGCACACCGTTACCGTCAAGGCACACAAGATTAAATGAAGCGTAGCCTGTCACTCCCCACCCAAAGTCGAAACCACCGTATAGTCTACGCACTAAGTTATGTGGCGGGATAGAGAACGGTTGCTCTTCCATCATATCTGCATCAAAATTGCTAAAGAATATCCCACCCTCTGCCGGTTCACCCAGCCAAATACGGTTGTATTTCTTTTCATTGGTTGCCTTGTCGTGTTCCATTTCCTTTTTAAGCACGTTTGGAAACCAGGGATTGTCATAATAATTTACCTTAACCACTATCGAGTCAGGCGGCGGGTTCTCTACAAATAGTCTCCACACCGGGTCATTCTTTGTACCCGTATTCCACGAGAACCATATCTCACTATCCTCCTTGCGGATTGTCGGTATTAATACTTCCCACGATTCTTTGCTTACTTTCTCAGCCTCTTCCACCCAGCATATATCAATACCCTCTAAGGATTTAATCTCAGTGATGTTTGTGCGGAGTCCCTTGAATATAAATAGCGATCCGTTCTTTGCCCTTATCTCGCTGTCCCTTATCTCAAATATATCATCTAGCTTGTGATAAGATATGCGGTCTGCAATTAATCTATGTACTGAATCTTTTATAGTGTTTTGAAGCTCTCTGGTGCAGAGTATGCGGAGGGGTTTGCGCGGATTCTCTATAATCTTGACAAGTATTGAATCAGTAATAGCCCAGGACTTACCAGCACCACGCCCACCGTAAGCACCCTTATACCGCTTTTGCTCAGTGATGAAAAACTGTAACTTTTTACTTATCTGTACTTCCATTGGCGATAGTAACCTTTATACTCTCGGGCCATGACTTAAGACTTATTTCTGTTTCGTTCTTATCTCTCATGTCTGTAATGTTCTTGGCTGTGAAAATAGCAAAGGCAGGATTGTATAAACCTGCAAGCCCATTTGTTATAAGAAATGCCTTCTGTAATTCTTTTGCCTTTTTATAGGCTTCGGAAAACTCTTTGTGAACTTTCACCCATTCACATAATGTATCGTGGCATACACCTATATTATGAGCGAATATTGAGAAGAAAGGCAATTCATTTAATACAGTTATTTCTTTGGTGTCCTTCCCGACTTTCTTTTTAACTATTTTGTTGGGTGGTATAGAGAAAAATGTAATCAGCTTCTTTGCATACTCAGGTTTATATTTAGTAGGTCGTGCCATAATTTCAAAGTGGAGGGCTGCGGCTCCGCAAAACCTACAGCCCTTTTTCTTATTGTAGAAAGGAGTGTATTACGTCTACTATATAGTATAGTTATAAAACTTGTAGTTGTCTATAACTATTTTGTCAATCTATCTTTTTTAATAGAACAGTGGGGGGCTTCGCACCGTTAATTATGCCCCCATTGTACTCTCATTATTGGCAATTACTATATAACTATTTAATAATGTGAATGGTGCTTCACTGTCCTGTTTATCCTATACTTTATCTTTCAAATATCTATCGTTTGCTTGTATTGTTCTCCAATGTTCAAATTCTATTTTAAACTTCTCTAAAGCCCATTTACACTTTTCCTCTATTTCAACAGCTTCTTTTAGTCCATGTAACAACTGTATGTAGTCAGGATGGGCATAAGCGTATTGTTCTCTTTCGGATTGTGTTTTTAAAGTTAGCGCCTCTCTCATTAAAATAGCTTTCTTACTTTTTCTAAACTGTTCTATATAAACCCGTTCAGCTTTAGCCTTTGCAAATTTAGGAATAGCTTTGCCTATTAAATCAGTCCGCTTTTCAAAATCATCCATTACTCTACCTCTATTGTTTAACGTTTAATTAACGATAAACGGATTGTTTGTTTCTGGGAGTTGTGGTTGTAATAACTGGTTAAATGTTAATTGTCTGAGCCAAATTTTCCCACTAAAAAGCAATTTTAATCTTTCGGATATAGTTAGTTGCCAACACGAAATTACTTGTCCGTCTTTTGCTCTGTGGGCTGGTAATGGTAAATACTCTGGTTGGTTCTCTGCAAATGTTGCGTTCGCTTCTTTGAATTTAATTGGTTTCATATATTCTCCTTTTATTTTATGTGTGGACAATTACTCTACCTCTCTATATTTGTAATGTCTTCCCTGTGTAATCTTTCATTTTACCTCACAACGTTCCCGGCACGGATGCCGTTTGATAAGCTTATCCCCACACCATACAAATGGCACTCCTGCCGGTGTTGTAAGATGTGGAGGAAGCCTACCGTATTATTTGGCGGCTAACGATAAATACCAACACGCGCAAGCTGAGTAAGGCACTGTTCAAACTCAGGGTGTTTCTCAAACATTACAATTGTGGAATCAACTTCTGCCATCTGTTCAGCAAGACGTTCCTTTTTTACAATTAACTGCTCCATTACACCAAGCGGTTTTGCCTCACAAACCTTAGCGCCTCCACCTTTTATCAATCCTTCCATTAAAAACCTCCATCGTTATATGTTAAGCCGCCCTATAATTTTAAAAAGCGACCGGAATTTCTTACAACGTTCCGCAAATGGCTATTGTTTGCCCGACCACTGATAGTGACAAGAGTGACAGTGATGTCCAACATCAGCGATAGGTTTATGAACATTTTCACTTCCACACTTAGGGCAAATTGTAGCCTTTGTCGTGTTGGTGGATGTGAAGTTGTCAACTTCCTTATTTAATCCAGAGCGCAATAGTTCGTCAAATTCATCAACTGTGAAATTAAGCGTTTTCCCCTTATGTAAGATGCCCACGGGGACGAATGGGGGTGGAACGGTTTGCATTGGAATAAAACTTTTACCCTTACGTTTCTCGTCAACATCAAAAAACAACTGATAGTTCATTTTGCGCTCCTTTGTAAAATTGTTTTGACAACGGAATTTCAACCAACTAGTTATATGATGAACCTACTTCTTTTTATTTTACCTCACAAATAGTATAAAACCGTCTATGATATACTTTTCTCTTCCCGTTTTTTGTTATCCTTACCGTATTAGGCCGGTACTCAATAACAGACACCGTGTCCCTGCTTATCGTTACCCATCCAACGTTCAAGGCGTCATTATACGGCTTTTCCCTCATGGAGTGCTGGACTATGTAGATAGGGATGAGTAAAATTATTAGGTACTTCATTCCTCTACTCCTCTCAATTTATCCCGCAAATACAAATATATCGCCACAGGTGTCAAAATGAATATCACTACAAGCCATTGACTAAGTTTCATTTTCTTCCCCCTCCAAAAATCTTACGTTTATTACATCACCGCAATTCTCGCAGTACTCTACGATTTTATATTTATGCTTGCATTTCCGCTTAAACAGCCACTGATCTATCCTGAATGACTTAAAAGCCCGCCAAGTAATCAGTAAAGCACAGAAAAACGCTGTCAATACCAAAAAGAGTACTATTAAAACCCCCACTAAGTACCAATCTATTATAGGCATTTGGCCTTCTTTGCCCAATCATGCAGGATTTTACGGATTACAACCTGCTGGCTGCACATTTCTTTTTTTGCCCTTGCTTTTATAGCCTCATGTGCCTCTAATGTTATTCGCTGGCTATTGATTACTACTGTTTTCATGTTATACCTCATCCATAAACGTATCAATATCAGAATTAGAGGTGTTTTCGTAAACGCCCTCACACCATTCTGCAAAATCATCATCGCTAAATGATTTTCGTGATTTTTCCCAATCATTTTTTGTTGCAGAATCGTTCATTAACTTTTTAACAACAGCCTCTTTTGTGTAAGGCATTTTTACCTCCTTCGTTTATTTATTTAAAATTCCAACAACATAGGAGTCTATTATCGCCATTGCTGCAATGTCGCTATTATTTACAACACCATCATAATTTTTGGAAATTTCGATCATTTTTCTATATAAATCTATTTGATCCTGCCTGAGTTTCATTTTTGTAACGTCATTCAAAGGCTCTTTGTTTTCATAGCGTGCGATTCTTTCCTGTATCTGCTCTACGTATTTGGTTTTGAGTTCATTGAGTGTCATTTTGTTTCCCTTCGTTTGGGTTGTTGTCTCAATCTCTATACTATAAATATACAACATTTTACAACAAAAGTCAACAACAAGATATAGTATGCTTTTTGGTTGCAACACACTATATATGGTATTATTTCTCTTTTTTTGTTGATACACCATAATGTTTTTGCATATAATCGACTACAAATGACATCCCCAGACCCGTTTTTGTGGGTTTCCAAAATCCATCAGAATCCATAAAACCACTTAGTATATTTGCCTCCATTTAGTCGAGCGTATATCAAAATGGACAAAAGTTTTGTGCAATCCCAATCCGTAAGTATCAGGATATTTATTATCAAGGTAATCATAAACCTTTTTTGGTGATACATTGTCTACCGTTATGTCATCGGCGCATCCATATTTATGTTTACTTCGAGAACTTCCGCCTATGGCTTGATTGTGTTTCTCACATCGACACCCTGAATTGCTCCGTACCGGCTCGCCAAAATGCTCCCGTAAATCGGTGAGGACATCCAGCATTTCAACGTCAACCGTCCTGAATCCGCAACCGCATTTACAGGCAAATTCGCTTCTGCTAAAATACTTATTCAGCTTTTCCTTCACCTATTCCCCCCTTAGCTTTGCCAATTGTGCCCGCCAATAGTCCTGCATGAAGTTGTCCTTTTTTAATTCAAAGTCTATCCGGTTAAATGCTTTGCGGCGGTGACACCTTTTTACCTCACTCGCTAACCACTTAACACATTTTGTTGAATACTGTTTTCTATAATCATCACATAATACATTCCTGCATTTAGACATTTTATTCCCCCTTTTCCTTTATTCCAATCATTCTGTTTATAATTTCATCCTTCTCTTTTATTTTATTCTCCAATCCTTTTATAAGCCTTTCCTGGTTAAGCTTTTCTATGTTAGGCATTCTATATCTCCAATCTCTCTTGGTGAGCGGTTTTACGTTCAGCTATGCAAATTGTATCATTATGGGCCCCGCCATGACAGACAAGCAATATTTCTTCGAGTTTATACAATCTCTTTATACCCATCCCTATACTATTCCAGCCAAATGATATAACAATACCACCAACCTTTACTAAATTATTAAGTAAATTTCGCTCTTCTTTCCATCCAAACCGCTGTCCGCCATTTATGCCAAATTCCATACCGACAGATTTATAGAGTTCTGACATCTGCCTTGAAGAATAAGGCGGATCAAAAATTATTAAATCAGCGGAAATATTTTTGTTGCCGAGCATTCGCAAAAAATCCATTACCTCCATGTGAAATTCTGCTTTGGTATCAGGGTTTAAATCGTTACGATATGTGGCAAGCATACAATCCCTTGCAAATGGGTCAATAATTATTATGTTTGGCTGAATATATGATTTTACAAAATTAAGCACAGGCTCCATTTGTAAGGTATCTCCATTTGGCATAGTCCAGACTCTATTAAATTTTATCACTTTCCCATCTCCAATCTCATTTATTACAACGTTTACAATCGGGGATTTTGCGGCGTACAATACGAAGTTCTCCGCAAGGTTTACCAACAGCAGACATCCCCTTATCATATTTTGTCCACCGTACCTTATCACCCATACCGCTCTCAAAATAATCGCCAACCTCAATTAACTCCTTGGGTTCTATTAATCTCCACATACCTTAGCCTCCATGTTATTCTTTTACGGGCTGGTTATATGAAACATGCCAGACAGTCACATTCACTATCTATCATCCAATTTAATTTACGCAAGGCAATTGCGTCCTCTTCTGTAATACCAGCTTCAACAATTTCATCAATGTCTGAAGAATAAATAATGTCATGTCCAGCGGCACCGATAATGTTATTGTGGTCAATATCGATATACTTTGCAATTATTTGTAGGCCCTTGAAAGCATTGTCCCCTTTCCAATCTGTTTCTTCAGACTTGAAAACCGCTTCAAATTCTTCATTCGTCATATTAATTCCTTTCTGTTAAATTATCAATTTGTTTTCCTATTTCACGGAATTCTCTGTGATTTTGAGGCGTTTTAGCCTGTGCGTCTCGTAACATCTTTATTCTGCCCTCTGTGCTTGACGCTATATACCTGCGTTTAATGTCCTCATAGTCATCTGTGGTAATAGTCGGTTTTTCTTTAAGTGGCTTGACGGGCTTTAAAACGCTTTCTGTGGCAAGTGAGTATTTGGCAAATCTGTCCTCACCTGTCTTGTTTAAGTTTATTATATCGTGTCCGTCTTCCTTGAGATCAAATATTCTTGCACCTAATCTAAAACTCCCTATATGTTTCAATGCTTCCATAGGAGTAATACTACCGTTTTTCTGTATATATTTAAGTACAGCGATCTTCTGGCTTAGTTTATCCATCTATGATACTCCTAAAAACTCGTTTATTTCCCGCCTCAGCGGATCTGAAATTCCATCACCGTCTAATCCACGCCATTCTTTAACACGAGTTAGCAACTTAACAGCTTCAGAGTGTGGGGGAGAGGTGCGAGTGTTCCATTCTTTGATAGATATATCAATTAGCCATTCCATTGAATTTCTCAAGGCACTATTTGTAACCTGTATTCTACATTTAGGACACCTGATTAATACACTACGTTTTTTTGTGTAGTCGTTGCCAATTTCTTTTAATTGTGGTTCACCGCCACAAAACGGACACGCTTTTAATTCCTTATTCATACCTTACCCCTGTTTATACTTTTTTATATTTGCTTTCCAATGGATATTAGGATGATCTATACTTTTAATCCATTCTTTTTTTGGCGGTTTTGCACCTTTAGTAGAGTCTGCACCGACTATAACTAAATTAACAGTTTCGTGTGGATTATAAATAATTTCACCTATTAATGGTTCAAAGGAAATAAATGTATAATACGGCAACGCTTCAATCATTGCTAAAGAGTCCCATTGTGCCCTTATAGTTTCGTTTCCTGTTATTGTAACACCCAGTTGACAGTTTTCAGGCCATTTATAAGCTTGGTAAAGAAGCGGGTTTTTTGTGAGAAACATAAATGTTATTTCCGGCCTGTCCTTACATACACCCAAAACCTTTTCTGTCCATTCTCTTTTCCAATAACAAATATCTGTCATACTACCTACAAATACCTTTTTAACTACCCGGGACTTTTTAACTATTTTTAGCCTATTGGGAAAAAATTGCATCATATTAAACGGCTTATCATATATAGCTGGCAATCTTGCACCCCTTTTCTTTGCATCCATACGCATATTATGTAAAGCTTTAGCATAACAATCAAAACCGCGTGTTTCCTTTGTGCAATTTCTTAAACAACCATACCCGGGATTCCAAGTATGTGTTAACCCGGGCCAATCTATTGATGTTTTATTTAACGCCACAATATTTTCCCCCATTTTTTTGTTATTGTATGCTACTCTATCACCTTGTTTATTCGCTTCATCAACGCCATTAGTTCGATGTGTTTCTTCCAGTACTCTTCTCTGGTCATGCTTGCCTCGCTTCCGTTTTATTTTGAATGGTAAGCATAAATGTAATCAGCAAGTTCTTTTTTTATTGGTTCACTATTAAGATGTTTTAATAATTGATTCGCACAGTTATAACAAATATGCTTACCATCTGTTGAACCATATCCACTTAGAGTAAAATCAACTCCATTACTAAAACGAATACCAAATAATAATACTGGCCTATCCGGTGATTCTCCGCATATATCACATTTATAAATACGTTTCATGCTCATTCTATTTCTCCTTATATGTTACACAACGTGTGCTCAACGGCTGCTGGCTTGCTTTGTAGCTGGCTGCCTTGAGCTGTTGTGTTTAGTTTTTAAAACTTCAAAAGCATTCTTTTCGCCTGCTTTTATCTTTTTAACTTTACTACCAACAATTACCGCATTAGCCCATTCACGCTGAAAATTGCGCCACACTTTTGTTGTTTCTCCTTTTTTGTTTTTCCACAGCATTGCCATAGGGAAGAAACCGAGTTTTATCGTTTCTATAAGTCGAATTTCTGCTTTTTCCATTGTATCTTTTGGATATCCAATTAGAACATAACATGTTGCACGATTTGAGTTCATTAAATCAGTTTTTTTTAAAATCTTTGATGCGAGAATCAATGGCTCTAAATCAGCAGGCTCATCGTATGCAAAATAAAGTTGCGGTTTTGGTTTTAACTTACACATCAAATTTACGTGCCACTCCTGCAATATTTTTGCCTCTAAGCCACCGGAAAACTGTACTCTTTCTTTTTGTCTGGTTAGCATTGAAAAAACTTTTTTGATATGATCGTCAGAACATGCAAGGATATTATCATCTAAAACATTAAAACCATCGTGTATTTTCAATTCTTTTACCTCTGGCTCTCTTTGCCACACAGAACAAAACCAGCATTTATTATGGCAACCTCTTGACGTTATTACATAACCATTTTTTAAATACATTCCTGGTGTAAATTCGCCACTTGGTTTATTGTATGCAGGCCCACCGATTGTGACCGGTGCGATGTGTTCCCATTGTTTTGCTAAAGTTTCTGCCTTTGGAATATCGTATGTAAAAGTTACGCTAACATGCACAGAATCAATTTTCGGTAAAAACATTCCTGGCATATCAAAAAATGCATACTCATCATTTGGAGTGGCTTTTGTTTTTCTTGGAAATATTCTGGCTGTTTTCATATTTGTCTTTTAGGCGAAACTATAAATTAAAGGTTTTAAAAATTAGACACAACGTTGACAAATGCCTGTCGTTATATTTTTACAATAATGACACGGCTTTGTTTGTTGCAGGATGTTCAACCGCTTCCTCTAATTCTTCCGGCGCATCTTTCCATTCTTCTCTATCAACGACTTGGTGGTCAACGTGTCGATAAGCAATGCTGTTTATATAATCAACCGGGTATGGCCTGTCAGTTTCACGACATTCGTGTTGAGCAAATGCTTCTTCTTTAGTAAAAACATGAGCATCGTCCAGGTTGCATGTATAACCAGCCCTACCTTTGCGCCACCATAACAAACAATTACCAACGACCTGTCTATCGTCTCGCAAATAATACATTCGCGCCTTTTTAATTAATTTTCTTTGATTCACAGTGTTTCCTTTCTTTTGCGCCGGACTACAACGCTGATAAGGTTTAATTTCCTGCAACGTTGGCAAAGGGTAGAAGTTGGCTCCATCAATTTTTACCTTTGCGTGTTGGCTGCTGTTTCTGCGCTTCCTCATTTTTCTTCTGCGCACACCTTTTGCACGGTTGATATTCTTCGCCAGTTTTAAAATCATAAATACCGCCATGCCAATTACCAGTATGTAAACCCTGAGCACAAAAACACAGCCTATCCCAAAACCAATGATAATTATGTTCAATCGGACACCGCTTAAACAAACCAGGTATCTTATATAAAACCTTCCTATAAATCCAAGGACTATATCTACTTGACATATTAATTCCCTTCTTTTGCGCAGACTACAATCTCTTTAGCAGAAATTGCAGCCAATGTCTACAAAATGGGCGTTAGTTCGCTACGCCTAAAGCATGGTATAGGGTTAATCTTTAATTTACATACACTATAATTATCGCAAAAACTACAAGGGTGGTTTTCTTCGTAGCGAATTACGTCCCTTTTGTTGTTGTGCGATGCGGAAGGAGTGCCTTCCTTAGTATTCAAGTCGCGCCTCCCGAAATACCACCCACACCAAAAATTTAAAACACAGCCTATTAAAAGCACTATAAGTTCAATTAACACAAGCGACCTCCTAATTTAAAAAGCACGACTGTAGTTTTGCACAACTAGTTATATGCAGCACCTTCCCTATAGTTTTAAACTCTTTAGCTATTTATAATACTCCTGATAAAATATCACCTATAGAATCAGGTAAAGATTTCCTGCTAATTGCTGGTATAAATTCACCAGTTTTCTTTTTTGGCTTTGTGCGCTTATAAATGTTACTCTCTATCCACCTGTCGATAAATTTTGGGTCATACTTATCAGTTGCGTCCCTTGCCTTGTTAATTAGCCAGCCGGCTTTAATACCCTTTGAAATGTACGGTATTGGATTACCCGTTGTTTCCTGTGCTACTATAAAAAATATCCTATCTATGAGATAAGCCTCTAACTTTGCCTTGTACTTCAATTTTAGTACAATACTCCAGGGTATTGGATAACCGTTTATTTCAAAAGCTATTTTAGATTTCATAATTAAACCCCTTAAAGATGTGCAAGTCCACACATAACCGGATACCGCTTGCTTTTAACAACATCTAACCAATCAAGAAAAGATTGCTTTGCTTGCTTTGGCTGTTGGGGTTGAATTTTAACCTTTAGAGGTTCAACAGAAGAAAGCCCCCACTCAGGTGTAAATAGCCCCAAATCCCGCGCTTCTGTTACCAATAGAATAGTATCCATTTCAGAAACTTCATCCGGCTGTTCAATCGGCAAGCCAAATTTCTTTGCTATAACAACCATTAGCCTTTTTTCCGCCTGTCGATATTGGATAAACTCATTAGAGTGTTTGACGGGTTTTGCTATGTCATTAAGGTACGCCTCAGAAGCATCGTGTAAAAGCCCCCAAAGAGCATTTTCCTTGCTTACCCTCGATGATACATACACAGAATGTTGAGCCACAGAATAAAACTGGCTGCAATGCCCTGTAAACCTACAAATATTTGAAAGAGCATGGGCAATATCCTCTATACAAATTTCTTCTGGGCTTGGATCAAGGGGATACATCTTAAGCCCACTGTATGTTTGTATCCAATTTCCTTTTTTCATTCCAACCTCACTTTCTTTAAAAGTCGCTAACCCTTATAACCCTTATAACCCTTACCATATTCTAACCCTGTAAGATAAAGATAAAGATTCATCTATGGATAAGGTTATATATAAAGATATGGAATCATTCAAAGGGAAGCTCTGTTTCTAAGTATTGTTCTAAATTATATTTCTTAATTAGCTGAATAGCTGACCATTGTGCTTTTACT